CGCTTTCTTCCCCCAGAAACCCCCAAGGGAGCCGAATACAAGCCAGTGGAGCCACGAACTCACCAGGATGGTTGGGTTATGCCCAGATTAGAAACTGGGCGACCTGCGGCCGTGTTGGGGTCTTTTGGGGAGGATGCCGCGACGTGGCTTAGGGACGTATATGGAATGGATTTACGCGGGTGGCAGAGGTACGCACTTGAGCGAGCCCTTGAATATGACGAGGATCGGCAGCTCATATGGGCCACGGTCATTATCACGGTAGGGAGACAAAGCGGAAAGTCGTGGCTCTCTAGGGCAGTGTGTCTATGGCGTATGCACCACCCGGATTTATTTGGTGAACCACAAACGATTCTCCATGTTGCTAACCGACGCTCAACCGCCATGGAAGTTATGCGACCGGCCGGTATCTGGGCGACCGAGATCTACGGCAAAAGCGCAGTGAAATGGGGCAACGAAAAGGCAGGCATCGAGTTACCCAGTGGCGACCGTTGGCTACTTCATGCCGCGAATGACTCGGCAGGTGTTGGTTACTCGGTGTCTATGGTGTTTGTGGATGAAGCTTGGAAAGTTAAGCGGGAAGTGGTCGACGATGCACTAGCACCGACTATGGCCGAACGAATGAACCCGCAACTCTGGCTCGTAAGTACGGCCGGCGATAGTTTGTCGGATCTCATGCAGGCTTACAGGCAGCGAGCCCTTGACCGTCTTGAGTCTGAGGAACCCGGCTCAGTGCTACTCCTGGAATGGTCCGCACCCGCCGAGGCAGATCCCGAGTTGGTAGAAACTTGGAAGTGGGGCTCTCCAGAATGGTCGGATAAACGTGAAGCATTCCTAAAACAACAGTGGAGCAATATTGAGGAATCAGCCTGGAGACGCGAATACCTCAACCAATGGGTAATCAGGGCCGATCATTGGCTTAAAGATTCATGGTGGAACGGCACACTCGACCCCGATGTGCAGCTCCCAACAGATCGAGTGTGGAGCGTGGCGGTCGAGAGTGATTTCGATGGAATGGGTCACGCGGTCGCTATCGCTTGCCAAAACGACGAGGACGAAGTAGTAATCCGAGTCAGTACCTACCGAACCATAAAAGAGGCAGACGAGCAGCTCGCGAAAATCAGGGCCGAACACCCACAGATTTATGTTCAAGTTACCCCTGGCTATGTTGATCGGTTACGGGAAAGATTCGATACCCTCGTCGGTCAGCGTGAAGCTGTAGCCGCCACCCAAACATTGCAAGACCTATTCGACCGCAAAAAGATCAGGCACGACGGCTCCCAGATCCTCCAGGAGCATTTCGCAAACTCCAATATATCGAGGCGGCAAGGAGGATGGGTCCTCACCGCCCCTATGGGTCGCTCAGGTGTTTACGCAGCTCGCGCAGTCATGTTCGCAGTATCACAGGCCGCTAAAGCACCGATGCCCGTAGCCATGATTCGATCACGGCGACGCGCCTAATAGTTAATCATGCATAAATCCACTATGATATGCACATGGTGTTCCCCCGAGCCCTAAGCATTGTGCGAGGCACTGAGGCTATTTCCCGTAGTCTAAACGCTGACAGCGCGACAAGTGCCTCGCCCAATGTGCGAGAATCCTCAGGCCTCCTCGCACTCCTCACCAATAACTTGCAATACTCAGCAACCAGGGCCAACGCGATGCAGGTCCCCGCATTTGTAAACGCCCTCAAAACTTACTCCCACACGATTAGCGCATTCGGCCTCCGAGAGTATCTCTACGATGAACCAATCGCAGCTCGCAGTTTCCTGAATTGCCCATGCTCGATACTCCCGTATTCGGCAGTCATGCAACGCACCATTTCAGATCTCCTCATGTACGACCGCGCATACTGGCGCATCACAGAACGATCATGGGACGGTTATCCCTCCACCATTCGAGTAATGCGAGTCGAAGACGTTATCGACACGCCACCCGCGAACGTGGGAATAGATGACAACTCATCACCTCCTAATAACCCGTTCTATCACTTATCGCAACCAGTACCGACCCGAGACGTGATCAAGTTCTACGGTGACGGTAACGGCGGATGGTTACGCAACGGCGCAACCGCAATCGGTATCGCGTCAGCACTCGAAGCCGCCACAGTCATGTACAGCGAAACCCCTATTCCCACGGTGGTTCTGAAAAACTCTGGAGCCGATTTACCAGCTGCACAAGTCGATGCTCTCCTCGATGCATGGGAAGAAGCACGAGCGAACCGTGGCACGGCATACCTGAATAACACGATAGACGCTCAGGCAATGGGATTCAGTGCCCGAGATGTACAACTCGTGGAAGGCAAAGCAGCCGCAGCCCTGGCAATCGCTCGACTAGCGAACCTCGACCCGATATGGGTAGGAGCAGGAGTACCAGGATCAAGCCTCACCTACTCCAATCGAGTAGACCTATATCGGCAACTGCTCGACACTGCATTACGACCAATAATGCAACTCGTGGAGCAAAGACTTTCCATGCCAGACATTACGCCCAGGGGGCATAGTGTCCGGTTTGATACGACCTCATTCTTGCGAGGTAATCCGAGCGAGCTAGCAGACCTCATCACGAAACTTGTCCCACTGGGGGTCCTTACCGAGGAGGAAGCCCGAGCAGTCATGGACCTACCAACACTCGGAGTCTATTCAATGATGACAGGAGTAGCACCATGAAAACCATGACCACAGACAGCCCGATCATATTTGAGGAGCGCGAATCCTCGACCAGTGGCGACATCGTAGGCAAAGGTCACGGCCTCGCAGTGCCTTACGGTGCTGAAACTGATATCGGTGGAATCCGGGAATCATTCGCCGCAAACACGTTCGATCCCGCAACCGTTATCGGTAAGCCATTGGCATATCGTCACGGCGAGCCAGTCGGAATCATTACAGCCGCAGAGAATCGAGAGGACGGACTTTACATCGACTTTGATATCGTCGACACTTCCCTCGGTCGAGACGCGGCAGTACTCGCAAGGACCAACTCAGTCAAAGGGTTATCCATTGGATTTAACCCCGTAACGTCAGCCTGGAATCGCGCCAAAGATGCAGTGCAACACACAGCCGCAACACTCCTCGAAGTGTCGCTCACCCCATACCCTGCTTATGCCACCGCTGGCGTTAGCAGTATCAGAGAAAACCAAGAAGGAGAAAAAATGTCCGAGATCATGGACTCGACCGAGCAGATCTCGGTCGATCAAGAAGCACGAGAAGCAGTCGCGAACCTACGCGAAACAGTGCAAGCAATCGAAGCAAAAGCATTTGCAACCGAAGCCAGTCACGAACTCAGCAAGTACCGGTCATTTGGTGAATATTCCAAGGCAGTGTTTCACGGTGATGTAGAAAACCGCGCACTCGATAACCAGACCCTTGCCGATGCACCCGGCCTAGTCCCTCCAGTATGGATGCGTGAAATCAAGGGAGTCCTTGATCGTGGCCGCCCATGTATCACTGCTATTGGTGGACCTTCCAGTGCAGCCGGTGCAGGCATGACGATTAACTGGCCGTACTTCACTGGCGACCTCTCCGCAATCGTCGCAGCACAGTCAAGCGAATTAGCCGAAGTAAACTCAGTCGATATCGACATCCTCAAAGGAACCGCGACCCTGGCAACATTCGCGGCTGGCTCACGCCTCTCCATGCAGGTTATCGAGCGAACCGATCCCAGTTACCTTGATGCGCACAACCGGATCATGCTCGGCGCGTTCGGAACCGAAACCGATTACGCATTCCAGGCAGCACTCTGGGCGAACGACACAGCAGGAGTTGATTACGACTTTAGTGCAGACTCAACCGGCGCAGCATTCCGCGAAGCAGTGTTCGCAGCTGCAGTCGATGTGGAGTCAGCAACCGGACAACCAGCCGAGGTCGTATTCGTGTCATCGGCAGTGTTCAAGAAAATTGGTGGCTGGTCAACATTCATGCCAGACGTTTACAGCCCCAACAACGTCTCCGGTACGTTCAACGCTCGGACACTCAATATCTCAGTCGCAGGTCTGACAGTCGTCCTCGCTCGCGAGTTTGCCACCGACGATACCGAGTCCGCAATCGTCACGAACCGCGCAGCAATCGGCTGGGCCGAGGACGGTCCACGACTCGTCACGAATGAAGTAGCAGCCAACCTCGGTCGCGATGTAGCGATCTACGGCTATGCAGCCGCTACCCCATTCGTATCCGCTGGCATCGTCGGAATCTACGACCAGGCATAATTAGGGACTAGGTATCTGCTAATGGCTCTCATGACCGGTCAAGAATTGGCCGACGCTCTCGACGTCGATTACATGTCCCTTGAGGACATGCTCGACCAGGTAGCGGAAACCTCATGCGACCTAATCGGATACCTAGTCACAGCCGCATCATTCGCCGCGGAACCAGCACCATTGAAAGAAGCTGCAATCTCAATCGGCTCAGAAATCTTCCAAGCCCGAACAGCCTCCGGTGGGGAAGCGGTCGCCCTGGACTTTACTCCAGGGCCCCGCCTCTCTGTCTGGCTCACTCGTCGAGTCATGGCCCTACTTGCCCCATATCTTGATATGAAGGGCGTAGTAGGGTGACAGCTCTCAGCACTGAATCCCGCGAGTTACTTATCGCGGCTTTTCGTGGATCAAGTGGCGCAGGTTACTGGTCAGTGTATGAGCGCGCATGGTCAGCCATGGAAGGTGACTGGACTGAGGCAGCACTAATTGTTGGCGGTGTCGGTATGCGTGTCTATGACACAATCCCGGCAGTGCCTAAACCACCCGCAATCGTTATTAGCCCCGATTCACCGTGGATCAGGCCTAACCGACTCGGGTCAAACTTGAATTATGAAGTGCGCTGGAAAATCCTTGTGATTATCTCGCCACGACAAAACGCCGCAGCAACCCTTGACACGGAGGCCGCGGTAGACTCAGTTCTAGCAATGATCCCTAATGGGTTCACTTGCCAGGGCGTAAACGCACCACAACTCCAAGACATCGGAGCGCAAGGAACAATATTAACAACCGAGATAAACGTCTCGGCCTCAATGAAGGAGTAGGAAAATGGCAGTAGTCTCAGTTGCTGGGGCCGCGTTTACAGTTGATCTCGGCGCCACACAATACGAAGACCAGATTACTTCTGGCACGATCGACACGACACCAACAATCACAAGGACTAAAACCCTCAGTGATGTCGCATTCGATCAGACGGATCTTAACTCGACCGTATCCCTCGAGTTTCTCTACGATGAGAACTCGGGCATGTACGACGCAATCCAAACGGCTATCGCCGCAGCTGCACCAGTCGCAGTCGGTATCGAATCCGCAACAGGTGTTTGGACCGGCGCAGCAATGTACATCGAATCCGCTAACACGTCATTCGCCGCAGATGGTGTCGCGACCTGCTCGGTATCATTCACCGGCACAGTCACATTCGCGTAAAGGACTTAGGGGAGCATCATGTATCCAGAAATCAAAATCGACCGTAAAGGCCACGAATCGCTAACAGTGCAAACAGTCTCAGCGGACTTCATGCATTACGACGACCTGAACGGCGACAAGCGAGCGAACGAACACGCCATGAGACTCTGCATGGCTTACTATTACTGTGAAGGCAAAGACGCGCTAAGCCTTAAAGAGGTGAAAGCGTGGGCCCGAGCAAATGATGTCCGAGTGGACATTGTGCGCGAAGACGTGGACCCTACCCAGACGGATCATACAGCCGACTAATAATCCGGCTCGCGATCCGACTAGGCAGACCAATAGAAGAAGTCAAGAAATACAAACCGCGAGAAATCGCCACGATACTGGAGGTATTAGAACATGGCTAAAATGTTCGACACTGGTATCGAAGGCCTAAACGACGTACTCAAAAGCCTTAAAGCCCTGGGACCCGAAGCGAACAAAGAACTACGCGCCTCATCAAAAAAAATCGCAGAGCAGTACATGGTCCCGGCGTGGCGTAACGCCGCGATATACGGTGCAGGTATTTGGGGTGACGCTATCGCGGACAGTGTGAGGGCAGGCTCAGACCGACTCCCCAAGGTTATGATCGGTAAATCTAAGAAAGTATTTAGTGGCGGTGCATCATCGACCATGGTTCGCTATCCCTCCGACTCGGGCGACCGTAAAGACTCATTCGCGCCATTCGAGAAAACAGACTGGATACAGCGAGTGAAGGCCTACCAAAAGCCTGCACTGGAGGAATGGGGCCGCGCAGTTGATCGAGTCGTTACTAAATGGAGCGTGATGTAATGGCAATCGGTGGCGGTAAAACCCTCACAATTTTCCTAGCGGCAGATCTAAAAAAGTTCAATTCAGGACTGAATGACGCCCGATCCGGTATGTCCCGATTCGGTGGCAGCATTAACGACGTCCTGGGTCCAGCCCTAATCGGTGCAGGAATCGCAGCTGGAGCCCTCGCCACCAAACTAGCAATCGACGGTGTCAAAGCGGCAATAGATGACGAAGCCGCAATGAGCCGTCTGGCCACCACTATGCAAAACCTTGGACTAGCACACGACATCCAGCCAGTCGAGGACTACATATACCAACTCGAGCGAAGCCTCGGAATCGCGGACACTGATCTACGACCAGCATACGACCGACTCGTGAGAGCACTCGGTGATACAGGTAAAGCACAAGACGCCCTAAGTCTTTCCCTCGACGTATCGGCAGGCTCAGGGAAAACCCTTGAGCAAGTAACCGACGCACTCGGTAAAGCCTACGAAGGCAACATTGCAGGGCTTTCCAGGCTCGGGGCAGGTATCGATGCAGCCGTAATCAAATCCGGTGATATGGACGTAATCACTAAAACACTCTCTGACACGTTCTCAGGGCAAGCAGAAACCTCAGCCGGAACCTACGAGGGCCAAATCAAACGCCTCTCTACGGCAGCGGACAACATGAAAGAAGCGTTTGGTGCTGGACTACTCCGAGGGCTCGGAGACACCAACGACGCCACTAACGACCTGGTAAAAGCATTCGAGGACCTCGAGCCGATCATCGGTAGCACAGGTGAAGCCGTAGGCAAGTTCGCCACCACAGCACTAAAGGCCTACACAAATGCAGTCGGTGACGCTGGAGACGAATCACAAGCCGCAGCGCAGCAAGTAAAAGGAGTAGGCAATGCGGCAGTTGCATCGGGTGGCCTATTTGGTGAAATCTTCGCAAGCCTCACAGGACCCAATAGTCCACTGGGAGTATTTACTCGTGGTCTCGGTGCGGCCGGTACGGGAGCGGATAATCTGACGGGCAAGGCCTACACGACAGCCGATGGAATGGAACGCCTCGCCATATCGACGGTGAGAGCAACCTCAGCACTGCAAGACTTTAATGGTGAAACCGGTGCAGGCCCAGCCTATAAAAACAGTGGAGTAAATCCTTACGCCGAATATTTACGACTCCAGCGTATCGGAATCCTGACGTTACCCACACTGACTGAAAAGGTCGAGGATCAGACCACTGCCACTGGTAACGGATCAGCGGCAGTTGATGAACTCACAAAGAAACAACAAAAACTAATTGATAAATATAAAGAGGGTGAAATTGCACTTACGGATCGAGGTAAGCAACTTCTTTCAGAAGTCGATGCACTGAACAAAGCTCGAGAGGCAATCACCGATTACACAGATGCCTTGTCCGCTGACATACTGTCGGGCGTAAACCTCGGTACAGCCTATGAAGCCCAGTTCAATTCCGAGGGCCAAAAAACTGGAGCGAGTCTCCTCGATGGATTTAATCAACAAATAGCCCAGGCTGAATACTTCGGAGAAGTACTTAACCAGATCAAAGCACAAGGCGCAGACCAAAGCCTCATTGAGCAAATAGCAAGCCTCGGACCCGAAACTGGTGCAGCTCTCGCTCAACAAATGATCGACGAGGGCCTAGTGTCTACGCTTTCCGATAAATGGGTATCAGTAAACGCAACGGTAAACGAATTAGCAAAAGGTTTAATACCCGAAGGACTCCTTGCCGGTGAACAATTCGCGCTCTCAACCGTACAAGGCACGACCGCGACTTTACTGAAGGAACAGAAAAGCCTCAAAAAACTAGGCAAGCAAGTCGGCAAAATAGTAGGCGCATCATTTAAGGCACAACTCGCGGACGATGTAGCCGAAGCGGTAAGGGCAGTCGAAGCGATCAACACGGCAGCCAAAGCCGAAGCCGCAGCGAGGGCAGCATCGAGGAGCGTGACCTACACGGAGCAGGAAGTAGCCCAGGCACTTTCGAGTCTTATCGCTAAAGCAGATCAGCGGTTAGGAACCCTCAATAATCCAGTGGTCGCATAATGGCTATTACTGTAATTAGTCTTGCCGGGACTAATCTGGATCTTGATACCGTCGAATATAACGTGGCTATTCAGCACGGTCGATCCGATGTAACGTCGAGCCCTCAAGCGTCCAACTGCCAAATAGTGATCAGGGGCCCAGTTGGTGTCACGGCTGACATCACAGACACCCTAGAAATATTCGCTTACGGAGCCCACAGGTTCACAGGTGAAATCTCCGATATCAGTATCACCCATTTATCTTCAGAGCCCCCAGTGGCTCTTACAACCATTATCGCTATGGGTCGACTATCCCGGATCGGCTCAATCGAAGTTGGGGTCGATGGTTACCCGCAACAAACAGTGCGCCAAAGGGTCGAGGAGATACTCGACGCCACAGGAGAGGATTACGCCAACGGGGCAGACCCTGACGTTGTAATGCACTCAATAAGCGGGTCAGACATTCAACCCACCGATGCACTTTCCGCCTTAGCATCACTGGCGGAGCAGACCGGGGCAACGTATTACGACGACCCGATAGGCCGAATCGTATTTGAGTCCTACGGAGCCAGAGGCCTTACGACATTGGGCAGTATTTGGGCGAACCAGCCGAACGCTTGGACTTTCTATAATGTCCCCTGGTCAAGTTTCGTCGAAGAATCATTTACATGGGTCATGCCCTCCGAAGGTGTTGTCTTTACCCCAACGTGGTCACGGACCCGACAAACAATAGTAAACGATGTGACTGTCCTAGCCCACAATGACACCCATGAGGCGCAGCTTGAGGACTCCGCCTCAATCGCGACCTACGGCAGGCGGTCTTACAGGCTTCAAACAGACATAAAAGATGAAGCAGACTGCATCACTAGGGCCGGTAACATCATCACAGCGCAAGCGAATCCACTTTGGTCACTGGGGCAAATCTCCATATTTGTCCATCAACTAGGGGCAACAGACCGAACCTATGCCCTCGAGCTCGTAAGCGGTAAATCGGTGTCAGTGATCGACCTGCCACAACCAGCGCCACTAGGACAGTTCACGGGCATAGTCGAGGGATGGTCCGAAACCTACTCGAATAACCAGCACATCCTCACCCTGTCAATATCAGACCCGCGGTATTCATTCCAGACGATTACATGGTCACAGGTCGATCCTGTACTAGAATGGGGCGACATAGACCCGACATTAAAATGGTACGAAATCATAACAGGCGAAAACCTAGCGGCATAAGGAGAACAAATGGCAACGACATTACCTGGGAGTCCTTATGTGGAGTCCTCCGATCTAGTAGCGAACTACCCTGCCGTATCCGAGGCACTTGCCGAACGCGTAGACCTAGTTGGGGTCCTACCCTTCGCGGATGCGGCAGCTAGAACCACGGCTTTACCAACTCCAACGGACGGCCAGTATTCCTATTTGCAGGATACGAACTCAACCGAGGTTTACAACGGTGCGGCATGGGTAGCGGCAGGAACGGCCCCCGGTTTAGTACACATAAATACAACAACATTTAGCGCAGCGTCCAGCATTAGCCTTAACAATGTTTTTACGAGTAATTACGATAATTACTTAATTAAATTAAAAATAAGCGCGACCACCGTATTTCCATTTATAAATGCACGTTTACGGTTATCAGGAACGGATGCTACTGGGGCAAATTATAACTATGTTTCGGGTTTTTTTTATTCCACAGTTTCATCGGATCTAAACGCAAGCGCATCAACAAATGGTTTATTGTTTCAAGTCGAGGAAAATCAACTTAACTTTTCCGACATAAACATATTTAGTCCTTTTTTAGTTGATAAAACATTCGCCACTTCTTACACTGCCATCGGTCGCACAGGCATCGGCCAATTGCGGTTAAGTTCTTTCAATCATACTTTGAGCACTTCCTACGACGGAATAACTTTTTACCCATCCGCTGGGGTTATTACTGGCACAGTTCGAATATTCGGTTACAAGAATAGTTAGGAAAAAAATGATACAAGTAGTAGAAGTATTTGCTATCACTGGCGAAGTTATCGAGCGTGAACGCACCACAGGCGAAGAAACCCAATTTAAGGCAGATCAATCCGCGTCCGCGCAAGCCGAAGCCGAAGCGCAAGCCAAAGCCGAAGCCGAAGCCGAAGCAACCGCCGCCGCTATTGCACACGCTAAATTACTGGGATTCACTGACCAAATGATTAGCGTCATGTACCCGAATCTAGGGGCTTGACCGTGGACGACACACAAACCACGGAAACCGACGAGGCCTCACACAACATGGAGGCCGCTCCAGTGGCTAAAAAGGCCGTGAAAAAAGCCGCAGCGAAACGCAAGCAATACACAACCACAGAGAAAGCCCGAGCAATAGTCCGAGCTAAACTCGCAGCCGCAAACAGGCCCCCGATCAATGACTATCGATAACCTGGGAGATTTAATACCCATAGTTGTTATCGGCTCCGCCATACTTGCCGGTATCTTGTGGCTCATAAAAGCCCAGACACACATGTCGAGGGAGTTTCGTCCAAATGGCGGGGCAACTATGCGCGACTCCATGAACCGAGTAGAACACGATCTTAGAGACATTCGAGGCCGCCTCGATCAACACATCGACACACACAATAAGGGGAACACATGAAACTAAAACTATGGCTAGCAAGCACCTGGGAAGGCTCCATCGTAAAAATCGCTGGAGGAGCTGCACTCGGTGCAGTTCTGTCTTGGCTTATGACTGCCGATGTCCACCCGCTAATTGTCGCTATCGGTGCAGCTGCAATCCCCGTACTGATTAACGCTCTCAATAATGAAGACCCTCGATATGGGTCAGTCGACTGGGAGGAACTCGATGCCGAAACTATGTAAAGCCGGAATCACTTTACGCTCACAAATAGATAAAAGGTTCCCAGGCAGAGATCGGCGCACCGACGGATGGTTGGGTAATGCCGAGCATGCATCTAGGCAATCTGACCACAACGAAAACGCTAGAGGGATCGTTATGGCACTCGACATCGACGAGAATATGGGTAAGCGTGGGAAGTGGCGCAACGGTCGCACAGCCCGACTCCTAGCAGATCAACTCGTGCGATACGCGGCCTCGACAGCACCTGGGGCGCAGCGCATCAAATACGTCGTGTATGAGAATCAAATCGCGAGCCCGACCTATGATAAAACGTGGTGGAAGTTTCGAGGATCAGGCTACGGCCACACAGCCCATATACATATTAGTTTCACTGCTCTCGCAGACATGGACGGTTCCATATTCCCACTGCCTATACTTACTAAGTCACCGACAAAGAAACTTGCCTACCGTCGTTTAATCGCTAAACGCCACCGATAGCCCTATGGACCTCGAATGCCCGTACTGTGGGCAGATCGAAAACCTCCGAGCCGATCACCCGCAACGGTTCGATATACCCGACCCATTCATAACCGAGTGTAGGGAGTGCGAATGATTACCGAGATCGTCATGTGTGCCGCAATCATTACGGCCCCAACATGCGTTGCTAATTCACCAGATGCCCTGGACTGGAAAGGTTATGAGCCCAGCCTGTACCAGGGGCAGCATTATCACAGTAAATGGGCACAGGTTCGTAAGTGCATTATGCACAGGGAGTCCCGATCAAACTATAGGGCCAGATCAAGCATAAGCACCGCTGCCGGCGCGTACCAATTTTTGGATTCTCAATGGCGAATCAGCCTTACACATATGATGATTCAAGAGTCAAGAGCCACTAAAGACGGCCTAATCCAAGAAATCAAAGCACTCAGGAATAAACCAATACAGGCATGGAACCGCTACTATCAAGACCGCGCTTTCTATACAGCCTGGGACAATGGAAGGGGCGCAAAACATTGGAATCAGACACGCCACGGATGCTAAACGCGACCTATCACACGTTCGAGCTGGAAGATCTCGATATGCGAGGGCAACTACTTGTCACGATCAGAGATGGTAAACCCACATTGGCGTACCGGCGCACAATGAGCCACCGGTGGAGCCCACCGATCATGCCAAACACGCCCGAAAATAAGTAAAGTCCTTGACAACACGCTACCGGCTCACCATTATTGAGCCACAGACATTCCAGAGGAGGGGAAGCCTCAGACCTCGGACCAAGAGCCGGGGATGTCTTGACATAGCCCATCCGACGCGATGGGCACGTCTACGGGTGGCCCTGTTTCTAGTGGCAGGGCCACTCCACACACTAGCCACTAGGCCGAAAAGGGGAACCATGCAAGACGACGCATTATTCGATTCAATAGGTGATATACAGCTCGACCGGCCCGGCCATAATTGCACAGGCCAACTCTGCACATATTGTGAACGGTTCGACCGTGAAGATGTCGAGGTCCTTGCCGAGATCGACCCGAAGTGGCGTATGCAGGCCACCATATTTAGGAAGTCACTCGCTATCGGTGGCCTATTCAGCGCAGACGTACTCATTGAGGCCATAGGCAAGCCACTGGGCCACCCAAACCAGATCGGCGCACTATTCCGGTCATGGAATAGTCAAGGCCTCATAGAGTCTCAGGGTAATTTCGTGGTATCGACCCGTGAGTCAAATAACGGTCGGGTAATTAGAGTGTGGAGGCGGACAGCATGAGCCCAGCGATACTTGGCCTAGCTTGCGTCACATTCGGACTCGTAATCGGTTTTATCTGGGGACATTCAGGGGGCAAAGGATGAGCGAACCGATCATTACATGTGTGAAGTGTGGCTACCGTATGCATGTCATGGAAAGTGTTTGTATGAATTGTGTTGCCCTTGATGAGTACTCGAAGAGGGATGCTCGGTTGTTGCACATTACTCAACAGAAAAGGCTCCGGCAAGCAGCCCAAAGAAACGCTAAGAGGGATATCGCATGAGTGGATATAACCTAGACGGTTACATAGATGTCCCGAGCCG